CTTTATTTCTTCCTTCGGTAGCTGCGGTGTTCTGCCATGACGCCAAGAACCTTGACCACCTTTGCGTCTGACCGAATCACTGGCCAGTCATCGTTGAGCGGCACAAGCTCGAATACATCGCCATCGCGCCGCCTGAACTTCCTGAATGTGATAGCACCCTCGACATGGGCAACCACAAAATCACCCGGCTCGGCTGGCAGGGTGGGGTCAATGACAACACGGTCTCCCTCAAAGAACCGTGGAGCCATGCTCTCTCCTTCGATTTCAATCGCGAATGAGCCGTCGCCAACTTCTGAATCAGTCATAAGTATTTTTCCTTGTTTGCGGTTTGCTCTTCTTTCATCCCGCTCGGCAACAAAGGAAAGAACCTCCGAGTGGGCAAGAAGAGGGACGCGCAAAGCAAGCAACTGAATCCCCTCCAACTCAATCCGCACCATCGGGTCGTGTCTATCACCCTCACCAGATTGGAGCCATGCGGGGTTGACTCCAAGCACCTGTGCAATCTTGGTCGCATAGCGTGACGTAGTGGCAGGGGAGTTGACGGCGCAGATATAGCTGATGGTCTGCTGCTTGACGCCGACCAGACGCGCAAGCTGAGATTGGGTCAAGCCCTTCTCTTCGATGACGGATTTAATTCTTAAACCTAAAGCAGACATATTCCTGACTCCTTGTACTTATTATGACCAAATACTACAACTTCCTTGTTATCCCGTCAAACTCATGTGAACTAATACAAACCACTACAAAGTACCATATGTCCGACTAAAAGACAAGGATACTTGTTGACAGCGCGCAACGAAACACAGAAACTTGTGGCCGACGGATAGGTGTTGGTTAGCTACCGGCACTGAACGAGCGGTGAACTTTCAGTTCCTTTCATAGCTGCTCTTCCGTCCCCTTCGGGGTTCGTGATGAAAGGCTAGAAAGACAGACATGCACTATTACCCTCACCACATAGGTGACTATCGTTCGGCAACCAGCCACCTGACAAACGAGGAAGACTTGGCCTATCGCCGTCTTCTGGAGATGTACTACGACACCGAGCAACCAATCCCACTTGAAACCCAGCAGGTAGCCAGACGGTTGCGAGTGGGTTCCGAGTCGGTTCAAGTTGTGCTCAATGACTTCTTTGAAGAGCGAACAGACGGGTGGCATCACGCCCGTTGCGAGGAAGAAATCAAACAATTCGCAGCCCGTGCAGACCGCGCTCGCAAGAATGGCAAAAATGGGGGTCGTCGCAAAGCCGCACCAGCATTGGAAGAAAACCCAGTGGGTTCCCAGTCGGTTCCCAGTGGCAACCCAGAGCTAACCCAACCCCTAGCTAACCATAACCATAACCCAAGAACCAAGAACCATATTCCCCCAAAGCCCCCAGAGGGGGGTGAGCAGAAGCTGGATGCAATGCACGGCTTCGCCGAGTTCTGGGCGACATGGCCTTCATCAATCCGCAAGGTGGGCAAGGCGTCATGTGAAACCAAGTGGAAGACAAAGAAGCTGGCGGCCATTGCCGAGCAAATCATTGCTCACGTCAAGTCGATGAAGACAAGCGAGCAGTGGACAACAGGCTATGAGCCATCGCCCATGACGTACATCAACCAGCGCCGTTGGGAAGACGGTGAGGCTGGCGCTGTGCATGACGACCAGTTTGCGGGGGTGATGTGATGACGCGAATCATGTTGCCAGAAGCAAAGGGAATTTGGGATATGCGTCTGTCCGGCAAGAAGCCAAACAACGTCGTGTTCGTCAGCCTCATTGGAGACCTGAATGTTGAGCCGTCTGTTGTCATCCCGATGGACGTGCAACCAGACAAGTGTGAGTGGCGTTGGGTCATCGACCTTAGCGTTGTGCTTGTCTTTGATGAAGAGGTGAACAAGCGACGCATCTGGTCAGCGATTGAAAACATCCTGCGACAGTCGCCGAATGGTGGCTACCTGCCGTTCAGCAAACACTCCGGCCACATGTGGCTATGGAACGTGAGCAACAAGATTGCCACACAGATGTCTTGGTGGAGAGGGCATGACCCGATTCCAGACTACGACATTGATGGGATTCCAGAGGAGTTCAAAGCATACCCAGTGTCACGCTGGGACAGACACACATTTGACGGGGTAGCAGCAGTATGAACAAAGATTATTTTTCACCAACACCTTGGAAGGTTGTTGTCAGACACGACGACATGGTTGTGCTTGTTGACGCAGAGGAAGATGACATCTGCGAGATGGACGAGTGGGACAACCAATACGAGCACGAGCAGACTGCAAACTTCTTGTTGATGTCAGCATCACCACGCTTGCTTCACGCGCTTGAGAAGCTGGTGCAAGTTGCAGCGCTTGAGTTGGGCGAAGCATATGAGCCAGTGGTTGAGGCGCGAGCCGCAATCAAGGCAGCAAGGAGCGGTCTGTGAGTTTCCAAGACCTAACCCTATCCGACGACACGATTGACTTTCAAGCATTGGCCAACGAGCCAACAGACATTGAACGCTTGGTGTCGCCAGCAAACTTCCGACAAGACACCATCGACTACCTCACTGGCGCTGGTGTGTTGCATGGTGCAACCCTTCCTTGGGGTGAGACGCATGACAATATCCGCTTCCGACCCGGAGAGGTGAGTCTGTGGATGGGCATGAACGGACACGGCAAGAGTCTGTTGACTAGCCAAGTGTTCCTCGACTTCATTCACCAAGGCCAGAAGGTTTGCATTGCATCGTTCGAGATGAAGCCAAAGGCAACGCTCGCTCGCATGGCACGACAGGCAGCAATGTCATCAAGCCCGTCCATTGCATTCGTCAATGGGTTCATTGACCACGCTGTCGGCAAGCTATTGATGTACGACAAGCAAGGCAACGTCGATGCACAGAACCTGCTTGGCATCATTCGCTACGCCGCTCGCAAGCATGGCATCCAGCAGTTCGTGATTGACTCGCTGATGAAGTGCGTGAAAGGTGAGGACGACTACAACGGTCAGAAGGATTTCGTGAACAGTCTGTGCTCTCTCGCGCAAGACGAGAACCTGCACATCCACCTTGTGCATCACAGTCGCAAGCTGGCTGACGAGAACCAGTTGCCCGGCAAGATGGATGCCAAGGGTTCGGGCGCAATCGTTGACCAAGTTGACCAGTCGTTTGTCGTGTGGCGCAACAAGAAAAAGGAAGAAGCCATTCGCGCTGGCAACAAGGACTATGACCTGACCAAGCCTGACGCAATCCTGCGCTGTGACAAGAACCGTCACGGTGAGTGGGAAGGTTCGATTGGTTTGTACTTCTCACAAGGGCCACTGCACTACGCACGTCACCAAGGAAGGACGCACAACGGGTACGACTACACGCCGTACATCAAGAGCGAGAGGGTGGTGGCGATATGAGTCCAACAAACGTGCAGATGATGAACCAGTTGCAGAACATGCTCCAGAAGCAAGGCATCACGATGGTCTATCAAACAGACCTGATGAGTGAGATGACGCATGTTCGGTTGCAAAAAGGCAAGCAACACATCTATCACACATTCAGCAATTACGAAGATGTCGGGATGCACATCAAGTCGATGGTTGCAGACCTAAACGCAGATGACAGAAGTGAAGTTGACTCATTGAAGGCGGAGCTTGAAAGGTACAAGGCAGCAGTCAAGCAGTTGTCGTTTGACCTTGAGATGCAAAGCACCACACCGCGCGCTGTTGCAACAGAGGCAGACGTTCGCAAGAAGACGCTTGAGATGGCGGCAGACTACCTGATGGACTACGGTGTTATCAGAACTGGCAGCGAGCTTGAAAATGTTTGTGAACAGATTCGCAAGTTGCACCCATCAAAGGCAGCGGTTATGGCTGATGCTGCGACTGCAATGCAAAGGATGTTTGGAGCGAAACCTTGGGGGCCGGAAGCATGACGCCGCAAGAGTTTCGCAAGCAACAGTTCGAGGAAGAGAAGCGCAAGAACAGAGAGAAGGCTCCCAATCTGGCAGCACTTGTCGATGAGTTGCGTGAACAGTTTCCGGGGATGAAGTTGATTTACGGGAAGGACTTGGTGACAGGCGCAGAGGTTGGCAAGAAGGAAGAGCCAGACCCAGACAAGGTGTTCACCATCCCGCCAGACTACTACCCGACCCGACCAGTGAGTAAGAAAACAAGAAAGGACACACCATGAGTGAGAAGACAGAGGCAAGACTGGCAGAGCTACGAAGAATGTCAGATGAGTTTGCCACCGCATACGCAGAGCGCATCTACCTTGAAGAGTTCCGCAAGTCGAAGCTGGCAATCCTGATGCGTAAAGCAGAGATAGATGGACACAAGACAACAGCAGCACAGGAGCGAGAGGCGCGAGCGCATGAAGAGTTTTTGGATTTGCTGATTGATTTGAAGACGGCTGTTGAGAAGTCAGAGAAGTTGCGCTGGCAGCTTGAGGTTTCGAAGATGGGCATCGCAGTCTGGCAGACAGAGAACGCAAACCAACGAGCAGAGCGGAGGGCATATGGCGCATGACAAACCAATGACAAGAGGACAGTTCATTGAACTGTTGGCAGAGGCTGGCGCAAACCACAACTCCATGCAAGCAATGTTCAACGCATTCACGGCTGGCGCTGAGTACATGAGAGAGAAGTGTGCTGACTTGGCTGACGAATGCGTGAGCGTCGAAGAGCTAGGCGAAGTGATTCGCAAAACAGAAATCAACTAGGAGTACCAATGAAAATTACCAAGCAGCAAGAAGCAATCCTCAATCACCCATTGACACCAATTCTGTTGGCGGCTGTTGAGCAAGCCATGTATGGCAAGGGCGAGCGTCATGGTGGCAACGTCACACCATTCCTTGAGCAGCCTTGGGTTCACTACGGCAAGATGCACGGGCGTGGATTCCTGACAGGACAGGCAGCCAAGAAGTTGGAAGAGGCAGCAAGCACACGCGAAGGTCTGGCGTTTGAAACCGAGGTGTTCGGTGCAATCGTTTACTTGGGCATGGCTGTATTGAAAGAGCGCGGCAGTGTCTAAACTCATTCCCTCATACCTGACATTCCGTGATGCGCTGGTTCGTGGCTACGTTCCGCGCATGGAGAGTCGCAAGTACATGGACTGGGTGAAGTCACTCAAGTGCGTGAGTTGCGGCGCTCCGGCTGATGACCCGCATCATCCACATGGGGTTGGGTATAAGGGGATGGGAAGCAAGGTTCCTGATTGGTGGGTGATACCAATCTGTCGCCTTCACCATGACGAGCTTCACCACGATGTTCGTGCATGGGAAGAGAAGTATGGTTCGCAGTTTGAGTTTGCTGCATTGACGTTGTTGCAAGCACTGCACGAAGAAAGATTGAAGTTTGATTGAGCTGTCTTTATCCCTATCACCCCGCAAATGCAAACATGTAGGCTGCGGTAGTCCCGCCACCATGTTCGGAGTCTGCAAGGCTCACGAGCATAGGGACATCATTCGCCACTTCTCGAATGCCATCAACAAGGGAGTCGCGCACAACACGCCACCCACTTGTTTCAGCACCAACTCTGAATGGCGTTCGTATGTTGTAGCCACCACACTGGCAGTTGTCGGAAGCAGCAGCTCTCGCTCGATTGACTATTGCAAGGACTGCACTCCGAAGTACAAGCAACAGATGATGAACAGAGGGATGTGCTCTCATGCCGAGACGGTGTTCATCCGCTCGGACAACCATGCTGGCGACTTGATTGGCGTGTCAATCACGGGCGAGGGCAAGTCGGGGGCGTGGGAGAAGGCGGTCATGGGAATGTCGGGGCCGGTAGTTGCGCTGCCACCAGCGTCTGTTATCGACCAGCAACTCACAGCAATCAACACCCCAAAGAAACGCGGGCCGAAACCAAAGGCGAAGCCCAATGATTGAGATGTTGTTCCCGTACCCACCAAGCACCAACAGATACTGGAGGATGTTCCGCAATCGGATGGTCAGAAGCAAGACGGCTATTGACTACAAGGATGAGGTGAATGAGATTGCCAGTGAAGCGATTGCCAAAGAGTTCGATGGTTGCGTGAAGGTGGACATTCAGTTCCACCCGCAGAGACCAAAGGATTGGGAGAAGCGAGCCAAGAAAGACCCACAATGGGCGCTTGGCGTGAGGCGCGTGGACTTAGACAACGCACTCAAGGTTGCGCTCGATGCGTTGCAGGGGATTGCGTATGAGGATGACCGCAGCATCACAGACATTCGCATTCGATTGCGAGAGCCGATTGATGGCGGTGGATTGACAGTGAAGATTTCAACAGACGAATTTTGGGAGTCGCCATGACGATTATTGTTTGGGATGGGAAGACCTTGGCCGCTGACAAGCAAGCCACGCACTCTGACTTGGTGCGCAAGGTCACAAAGGTTCGCCGCATTCGTGGGCATTTGGTTGCCGTGAGTGGGGATTGGGACAGGGCGCAAGAGCTATTCAAGTGGTTCGAGCTTGGCGCGGACGAGACCAAGTACCCCGAGTTCCAGAAGACAGACAACGACTTTGTTGGGATGCTTGTCATCACGCCCGAGAAGCGCATCCTGAAATACGAGCGCTCGCCAGTTCCAATGGACTTCACCGAAGAGGATTGGTTCTGCATGGGGTCGGGCAGGGACTATGCCTATGGTGCGCTATACATGGGCGCGACTGCACCGATTGCAGTCATGGCGGCAAGCGCATTCGCGTCGAGCTGTGGGGAGGGCGTAGACACAATCACACTGGAAGGCAATGAATGAAATTCAACAGCGTAGAACAGGCGCTCAAGTTCGCAGCGAATATCAGCGAGCGCTCTGAGTACACGAAGTCAGACCCACTCAAGATTCGTGGCACGAGCAACACTGAGCTGACACCGATGGACTTGCACGCGCAAGCAGCCATGATTCAGAACGCTGTCAACAGATTGCATCAGGTCGAACGTGACTCTGTGCTGGCGCAGTTTGGAAGAGGGAAGGAAAGGTCGGATGCCATACGCAGTCTGGCTACGCACTTGATGCCGCATGTCTCGGGCATGGTTCCGAGTAAAGAGGTGTTGATGATTGTGCTCTGTCACTGGGTGACAAAGAGGCCGGCCATCCGCGCGATTGCGGATGACCAGAATGTGAGCTACCGGAAGGTGTGCTCATGGAGGTCAATCATCCTCCGAGCATGGATGCCCACCCAAGTTCGAGCCATCAGCCGACTGCACGACCAGATGTTCAAAGAGGGTGGGTTCGAGTTACAAGAGTAGGCTCAAGCGGATGACTCCATCCACTCGTCAGGCACTGGCGATGGTGTCAACAGAACATCAAATGCTCTGTGCCCCCAGTTCTTGTAGTTGGCTTGGCGACGAGACACGTGCGTAGTGCCGCCGTACTTGCCGCCGTTACCTTTGCATGGCTCACCAACGGCAGCGTGGCAGTTGGGGCAGGAGACAAGGGCAACAGATGGGTCTGTCCGAAGGTATCGACCTCGCTCGTCAGGCACTCCGACAAAGATGAAGTGAGGGTCTCTGTCCTGCCATGCAACCAGCTTGATTGCTGGGACGGTCATAGACCAACTCCATCGAACAGAAGTGCGCCAGATGAATCGGGGAAGCGAGCACCAGTCTGCGCTATGTGCTGCTCGTCTGCATCCTTGTCGTGGCCGCTTGCCATGCCTATGTAGTATTTGATTCCCTCGCCATCACCTGAGAGAACCTTGACGATGCCGATGATTTGACTTGCCATTGGACTGAACCAGTAGCTGTTGAGGACTTTCATTTGCTCACCCCCTTGATTGCTTCATTAACCTGCCCAGCCCCAAGCTGTGCCATGCCAATGGATATGGCAAGTCTTCGCTTGATTGCGCCACACTTCTCACACTCACACACTTGATGGATAGAGCCACCGTATGACTCGATGCCCTTGCTCCATCGCCCCCACTTGTGCCAACAGAACTTAATCATGTGTTCTTCTCCTTGAGCTTGGCTTCAACAGCCCTATAAAATTCAAGCGTTGGCTCAATAAACCAATCCCCAGTTGGAAGCAAGTGAATCGCCTCATCTTCTGTTAAACCAACCCAAGGCTTTGCGATACCCTGAGCCGCAACGCGCATCAATGCGGCGCAGTTCATTTCGTCTGGGCTGATTAACTCGCCAGCCTCAACCATGTCGGCGTATCGCTCAAGGTCTTGAGCCATTCGTAATTTGATGTTCATGTCCTATCCTTTGGCTGTTGCCATGTAAGTGTTGCCTCGGCGCAATACCAACCGTTGCTGATGTGCTCGCGCACCTCGCCAACAGTCGGCCACCCAAGGTAGATGCGCCATGCCTGTTCCTCGTTCTCATACAGGCCAGCGTGAGCCAACCCTTTCGGGCTGACGATGACAAATGGTTTTAACTGTGCCATGTTGATGGGTCTATGGTTTCAGCTTCGCCCCACGTACAAGGCCCACACATTTCGCTTCGGTAAACAACCTTGCCATCTTTAACTCCGGTCACTGTTGGAGTCTGTTCGCAGTTGACACACTTGCGTCGGTAGTCTGGCTTGAACTCATCAATCTGCATTACTTCGCACATACCTTCTCCTTCTTTGGGAATTGATTGATGGTGTTGGACGTTGGCTGGTCAAGGGAAGGCTCGCGCTCCCTTGCTTTCGAGCCATATAGTTGCCCGTTCTCTTTGGCCTTCTGTTCCTTGATGATTGTCTTCGTCAGGTCAGGGTGGTATGTCATCACGTAGTCGGGGTGGAATGCGTTGATGATTGTCATGCCGCATCCTTATTGACATGCTCGTCTATCCACGCTTGCACCTCGCTGCCTGACCACATCTTGCGAAGCATGGTGGGGAACAGTATGCGCTTGCGTTGTTGCGGCGCAGGGTAGAGCAGCACCTCAGTGCCAACTGGCAAGTCTTGAATCTTGAAGCTGTCTGTTGGCTCAAGCCTGTACTCGTTGTACTCATTGCGGAGAATGTACGCCACAGGCTCACCCTGCTCTTGCTTTGGTTGTGGTGTGGTGTAAAACTTATGCAAACCGTCCCCAAGGTGTGTAAAAAGCTCCGCATGTAGCCAAGCCTTTCCACCTTTAACCTCAATTACCGCCACAGGCTCACCCTGCTCTTGCTTGGGCAAGTCTTGCAGCGGCACTAGGAATGTGTTCACATCTTCAATGCGACCAGTGATTTCGTACAAGCATTTGTATTTGATGGTCATGTGCGCTCCTCTGCCATTCGTTTTGCCGCAACAAGCAATCGCTCAAGGCATGACATTGATAACTCAATAGCCGCATGTTCTTGCTCAAGTATGAACCAGTCCTCACCACCAGCAAACACTACTGGGTCGATGGATATATCAACAGAGACACCATCATCACCATTGTCAACACGCAACTCTGTTGTTCGGATTTTCTTTTCATCATCTGCCATGTCTTACTCCTTGATTTGTGCTGCGTGGTCTGTTGTTTCTGTCCTGCCACCGGGGTAGTGCAACCTGTTGGAGATACGAGACGGAAGAAGGAATGCGTCATACGCACCTTGCCGCAAGCATGTCATGCCCAGCTCCAGAGGAACGTAGTCAGCACGCTGGAATACTTCGGACATCTTCTCTGTGTTCGAGCGCCGCTTGACCATTGATGTCTCTGGCACATGGCCCATGAGCACACTTACATGCAAGCCTTGGTTAGTGATTGCCCACTGGTCTTTGCCTGTTGATGTGATGAGCTTTGCTTGCTTCATCTCTGTCAGGATTTCACGGACACGTTCGGGTCGTATGGTTGCGCCAGTGTCCTTGCGAATCGTGGCGGTGTCGCTGTCCTTCTTGGATAGAAGCGCGATGGCTTTGTGCTGGAAGCTGCCAGAGCGGAAGCTAACTTGAATGTCGTCTAAGTTCATTTGGTTTTACCTGTGCAAGTCTGTTGGTGTTGTTGAGCGTCTCTGAGTTTTGTCCAGATAACGCCGCAGTGAATGCAGCGATACGCTCTCCCGATTGTCACGTTGTGACGTAGGTTATCTGTGTAAGTCTTCACGACCTCGATGCTTTTATTCATTTCGCTTGATGCCGTATATCTGTTTGACCATATCCCCTCCAGCAGTAAGACCCCTGCCGTAGGCAACATTGCCGGAGTGAATGTCTGACACGGTGAACACAATCAACAGGAGCCAGTAGGTTATGTCGCTGGCGCTGTGACCAGAGGCCGTGAGTACCGTTCCAAAGGTCAGGTACAAGGCGAGACTGGTGAGGTCGAATCTGTTGGCCGCTTTCATTTCACCTCCCGTGCTTTCACAATCACATCCCTCATGCCACGCCACATCTCGGGTATCTCTTCGGACTCCCACCCACCAGCAGCGGTAAACATGACCATGCCTTGCTCAGTCTCGTACCATCCATCACGCACCGGCTGCAACAGAGTGCCGAACCATCCGGTCAGAAACTCTGCCTCATACAACTCCTGTGCGGTGTCGTATATCTCACCCTTAGCGCCACGGTAGAAGCTGACCTTTGGCTCCTTGAACCCAGAGTAAATATCGCCAGCCACATTGCGGTCAGTGATTACCTCTTTGTGAATATCGAACTGTTCGTTCCAATATTTGCGAGCACAGTAGTCATCGCGGTTGATGCCCATCACATACTGCATTGGCAGCTTGCCAAATTCTTCTCGTGTCAATTTCATTTCTGTTCCTTTGGTTTGAGTTGTTTGCGTGGCACTACCCATATCTCGCGGCCATCGCCGCAGTCCATGAGGAATGCACCCTTGATGCGACCAGCCTTTAGTCGCTGATGAATAGCCTGTCGGGATATGCCTTCAATCTGTGCAGCTAGTGAGGCTGTGACATATCCGCGCTTGACCTCAAGCTCAAGCATCATCAGCTTCCAAGCCGAGTTCTTTCAGGAGAGACTTAGCCCCTTCTTGCTCCAGCTTCATCAGCTTGTCAGCCCAATCCATCAGCTCATTGGCTGAGTTGTCGTCTGTCTTGATGTCGCCGAGTCGTGCGCCCAGCCCAATCATCTTGGCGGTCAGGTGGCAGCTCGCCTTAGTGAGTCCCTTGCCCACCTCCTTGGGGATGTGTCCCTCTGCAACCATCCCCGCAATGAGGCTGTTGGTCAGCTCCATACTCTTGCGAGCCAACAGAGCCAGCTCCAACAGCTTGCCGTAGTCCTCGCCCTTGTTTGCCCTGATGCTCTCCATCAGGTCGAACGCAGGACTCATTGCCTTCTCCATCGGGTCGGCTGTCTTCTCCTTGGCTTGCTCGCGGTAGAGGTCGAGTGTGATTTGCACGTTGGTGATTGATTGCTTGGCGTCTCCCTCCACATACCAGTGGTCGGCGCTGCTGGGGTAGACAAGGGCGCGGTTCCCATCTGAGAACTTGATGATGAAGTTGCTGCCCATTGGTTTGCCGAACAGACTGACCAGCTCCTGCTTGCTCGCCTCAATCACGCCTTGTGCCGTGAGTCCCGTTGTCTCAATGGCTTCGTTGTTGTGTGTTGTGTATTCCATGATTACTCCTGATAGAAAAAGAAAGACCGCCGAAGCGGTCTGTTATCGGTCGATTGTGGCGGCTCGCCATCGTGACAGTCGCGTCTCAACGACTAGGTTGTAGTTGCCCATAGCCAAAGGCTCAACAGGTTTGGTTTCAATCGTGAGCACCACACCCTCAGACATGGCGAGTTGAATCAACTCCTCAGCCCTGCGGTGAATCAGCTCCATGATTTGCGTCATCTGTATAGGCGTCATGCTTCCACCTCAACACGGTGTCCGGCTTCGTCAATCCATGTGAACTCGCCGTTGATACGCAGAGGCATGACGAACTTGACCTTCTCCTTCAACTCTTCGAGTGTGATAGTGGGTTCAATGGTTTCACCATCGGATGCTCGGCAACCAAGCACCAGACCCTTGCCAGCCAGAGGCTGAGGGTAGTCAGTGAAGTAGAAGAACGCTTGCTCTTCGCGGTACAAGCCTTCGTCATCCACACAGATGCCATCGCCATGCTCATTGATGCGAGCAATGTCAAAGCAGTCACAGTCAATCAGCGGGTAAATCTGTTTGTAGTCACCAGCGAAATGAACCACGGTGATTTCACGCTTGAACGGGTCAATGAGGAATGTGTTGAACGGTGTCATGGTGTGTCCTTAGTTGAATGCAGAGGGAAGGGTGAGGGCGGCGATGATGAAGATGAAGATGGCAATATTGATTGCGGTCTGTTTCACTTACGCTCCCTTCTTTACGGCGGTAATCAGGTAGTCATGTGCGCTTATCCACATGTCCCAGTGGTCGGAGATTTTCGTGAACATGGAAGTTCCGAACTCATCAATAAAACCCTTGTCTGTTTTTCTGTTGAGGTACACGGCGATAACGTCACGCATCGAATCGTCGCTGTCTACGTTGCGGTAGTACGCATCAACGAATGCCTGTTGGTTTGGGGTGAGTGTGAGTTGCACCTCCTCCATGTCGCATACCTCCATTTCACTGTCGGCATCCTCCATAGAGAACTCGTCGAGCATCGTTGCCTTCGCCTCTGCCTCGCTGTTCGCTGCAATCGTGATGGTTTGATAGCTGCGCTTAACGACTACGCCTTTGTAAACTTTCATACGAGTGACTCCCCTTTAGGTGGCTTAATCTGTTTGGCTTTCTTGGCTGGGAGTTGCGTTGCCTCACGCACCTTCGCCATCGCTGCCTTGATTTCCGGTGTGCCCTTGCTTTCAATCAACGTGATGACCGCATCGAGTGCAGTTCCCATGTTGGTTGGCGACTTCTCTTTGTTGACCAGCATCGCATCAGCAATGCGAGTGACCATCGCAGTCACGCCTTGGATGGTGTTCAGTTTCAAATCTGTTGTCATGCTTTTCCTTATCGAGTGAGCAAATCAAAAACCGCCACAAGAATTGCGGCGGCGTAGGTGATGGCGAGTACGGTGTTGAGGTTGAGCTTCATCAGAATGGTTGCTCGGCAGCAGGTGGGTCAATGAGTCCCTCGGACTGCATGATTTCGAGCACATCATCTGTCACATCAGTGAACGCCTTGAGAACGGTTCCATCTTGCAACATCACGTCATTTCCGTGAGTGAGTTCATAGACGTGGCCGAATGGGATTGGGCTGCTCTTCATGTCGCCATTGCTGGAGTAGTCTCCAGCAAGAACCACTTGGTCGCCAGCCCACCGGCCAATGAACGGGTTGTTCTGAAAGTCACCACCACCACGTCGCTCTGGCATGACAGCCAGCAGAATGACTAGCGCTGATGCCATTTGACCTGAGCCACATTGCTCAAGCAATTTCAATCCCGTGTTGAGTTTGTGCGGGTTGATGAACTCACGCTTAGTGAGGTTGACTGGTTTCCAATACTGTCCCATAGCTGTTCCTTTTAATTTCTGTTGATGAATCTGTTCGAGTGTTGCTGGACTAATCTTTGAAGACATCCGCCACACCTACTCGGTTGCCGTTGATGTCGCGGAGGATGAACGTGTCACCTTCCTTGAGCGCCTCTTCTGGCTCTGCCAGTTTGTCGGCAACAGATTTGATGAGTCGAGCTGCTTCGATGTGTGCTTGGTCGTGAGCTACGTGATTGAGGCCAAACATGATGTTCATTCGCATGGTGTGTGTTCCTTTCGTGAGTTGCGTTGTTAGGCGGTTGCCTTCTTGCTTGTCTTCGCTGCTTGCTTAGGCCATCCGGCTTTCGTGAAGTCGGCCAACAGATTTGCAACGGCTGGCAATGTTTTGCAAGCGGCTGGCTCATCAGCGGGTAGGTACTTCTCGAACTCGGGCAGTAATGCAATCAATGCTTTGCGAGTGGTGACTGAATCAGCGGCGGCTTGCAGCTTTTCCTTCAATGATTGGCGTGCATTTTTTTGAACTCGTCGCTTCTCGACCAACTCAAGTGCGCAGCGAATTGCTTCTGGTGCTGGTGCAATAGAGCAAGGCAGGTACACATAGCCAATCTGGTTGTCGATGTAACGGCCATCAGTGTTGAATAGCTTGGGGTGCTTTTGATAAGCCTTGAGCATCTCTGGTGGCATCTGTGCAACGACGTTATCGAAAATTACTTTTCGAATTTGCTCGTCGTACTCAATGTGCGGCACGTCTTGCATGGCAGCACGGACAAAAGATTCGCGGATGAGTTTTGTGAGTCGCATGATGGTGTTCCTTTCAGGTGTTTCAGAATTCGCCCCAGCCGGTAGCAATCCGGCTTTGGATTAGAGAGAAGGTGATGCGGCGTAAGTTTCCAAACCCGTCATCAACCCATAGCGAGGCTCTTACGCCTCTGTCACAGTGCAGCGTCATGCCGCCTCCAGCATGGGAGACTCAATCTGTTTGAGTGCTTCGTCAATCCAGTTGTTTGCAGCCTCTTCGCTCAACACATTCTTTTGAATGATTGCGTTCTGAGGGATGGGCAGCATCTTGACCGCCGTAACCAAGTGCTCAGGGCCGGGTGTGCCGAGGCCGTAATCTGTTTCGTTCCCAATCTGGTCACAGGCATAGTGAATCCCAGTGAACAGACTGGTTCGGAAGAACCCAGCCATCGCAGTGAGTGCAGCGAGCTTGTCCATGTCGAGCGGAGCGTCTTGAGATTTAATCTCAACGAGTTGGCCGATTGCCAGCTTGCCACTTGAATCGCAGCGAGTGCCACCGAACCCACCGTACAGGGCTACGGAGTAGCCGGACTCCGTGAGTAGTTGAGCCAAGCGGAGAGCCGAAGCCCCACGCCAAAACAACCTGTCAGATGACACACTGGCGCTGGCACAAAGGTCAATCACGATAGTGACTGAGCGAGTACCAACTCTGTTGGCTCGGCGAGTCCTAGCCCAAGCTCGGTTCAAGTCACCACGCCAGACCGCTTGCATGTCCAGCTCGTCGCCAGCATCAGAGCGAATACGGCGGCGGCGAACCGAAGCGGGAGCGGCCAATTCACGGGTGGCAATCTTCTCGATTTTTTCCACGCCTTCTTTCCATCCGTTTTTCAAACGGGTTTGCAACTCGGCGACACTGGCAGCACCAAGCCAGCGCTGAGGTTCTTCCGAAACTCTCTTGAAGAGTTTCTTCGCCTCATTTGCGTGGCTCTGGTCTTTCCACGCTGAGTCATTCGCAGACAGAGCCTCTGGCTCTGCCACCGAGTCCCACAGAATCGCGGTGAATTTACCCTTCGGGTCATGTTCGAGAATCATTTAAGCCACCTTTGCTTTTTCGTCTGTCTTCCAACCTACAAAGTAGGTGTCTTGAATCTGTTGGAGAGTGCGGCCAGCCTTCTTCAACTTCGTTGCATCGAGCAGGAATCGAGTGCTCATTACTCGGCTGAGGCGGGAGTCAGAAATCTTCTGACGAACACGGTGGCCCCAAGAGAGCACATCGGAATCAATCACAGATTTTTCAAATCTGGTGTCGTAGTCCAGCGGCACAGTGCCAGCACGGAATCGGTCAAGCGTAGCTTCATCGAGTCGTTCACGGCCAGCGTAAGTCATGTTGGCTCCAGTACCGAAGGTATTGGCAGCGGCCAAGCAAACAAAGTCAGGGTGACGAGTCACCTTGCTGTTTCCCTTCCGTTGAGGAAGGTAAAAAGAACCGTTCGCAAGGGCTTGGTTGACGAATAACAGAGTGTTGGGGTCAGCAGCGTCGATTTCATCGAACAAGAAGACACCACCGTTCTCATACATGTTCACAAAATCGCTTGGGGTGTAGTCGAATGCACCTCCTTCGGAGGGCAGCATCCAGCCCATCAAAGCCGATTCACTCATGCCAGCGGTGCAACTGATTGACGCAAAGGAACGACCCAGCGCCTCGGCCACTTGGTGAGCCAAGTGAGTTTTGCCACAACCAGCAGGGCCAACCAACAGAATGTTGAGACCACACATCGCGGCGGTGAGCACCTCTTGGAACTCTGTTCGAACATGGCCTTCGGGCTTGTATTCCGAACCATCGGGGCGGGTCACTTCAATCTTCACCACTGGTGAAGCCTCGATTGCAGCCTTGACCTCAGATTTGACGATGGCCTGAATCTTCGCCTCATCAACACCACCACCGAGCAAAGCTCGAAGAGCCATGAGGCCAGCTTCGGCGGAAGCCGGAACAGATGGAACAGACTGAGCTGGGGCAGCCGAAGGCTGAGAAGATTGGCCAGCACCCATGACACCACAAGCAGTCATGGCTGATTGAATGCGGTCAGGGGGAAAGTCGGCCAGCAACTTGTCCACACATTCGGTCTTTTTAGACCGTTCGTGGTCGAAGCCAACAGAGCCACCATTCAGGTGCTTAAAGATGTCAAGAACTGTGTTCTTGGGGAGGGACAGGAGTGAATCACGCATATGAAGCCTTTCGTGAGTTGCGTTGCTGAAAAACTGGACGAAGGTGTCCAGCACATGACACGGCTGCGGTGAGGCATGTCATGCACTTGAAATCTTCGATTTGGGTTGCCAGTGCTTTGCACTGTGTCGCGTCTGTGGACTTGTCCCATCCACCACATCGCTGTGTCCTATCGCACTCGCTGACGTTGGAAAACCGTCAGGTCAAAGCGGTCAGCCTTCGGCTTATGTTCGTGATGCAATCCATATACATGGTGCAGAGCACTACTGCGTCCTAGGCGTCTCCCAGTTCTTGTATTCCGCTTGGGTTTTTCGCGGTTGCCG